CCGGTTGATGGGTTGGATGCCGGGTTGACAATTGCAATATCGACATCCTGACCATCGGTGTCAAGTATATTTGCCAAATTTGGTCCAGTTACCCCTACGGGGTAAAAAAATTTGCAATGGGCCGACTAGCGGGTATGCGTGCACACATGACACCACATCAAGGCAAAGCCTCACATGGATGGTCCGGAGGACGGTGCGTCTGCGTGCATGTCATGTGCCTACGTGATCCCGCACAGGGCTAGGGCTGAGCGCATGTGTGGGGGTGGTTGGGGCTGGGGGTAGTCGCTCACCAAGCGTAGCTTGCAAACGCATGCGTGCGCGTGCGACCAGCACAGCTGGTGCTTTCCGGAATTCCGGAATCGATCCCCCCTAGCCTACGGCTACGGTGCTGCAAATTTGCATGGGCTGGCAGCGTAGCTGCTGTGCTGTGCGTGTGTGCTGGCTGTGCTGCTGTGGTGCTGCTGTGCAACTGCGTTGCAAAGTTTGACCACGCCCCCCGCGTCCGGATTTGTTGTATTATATACCCCAACCCTCTAGACACCGGTTCAACTTGTGGCATACGTCCCCCCTCATCTTTACCAGCAACGCGTCTCAAAGGCTCAGCTACGCAGCTGGCTTATGGAGAACGGCCATTGGAAGCGCTTTGTTGAGTTGCGTGAGGGCTTGAAGGCCAATGGCGTTGACGGGAGTGACGCGTGGGGCCAAGCCGCTACGTTGTTGGAGCGGGAGCTTGAAGAGGGGCGCGAGGAGGATCAGGTAGGAGTTGTGGTGGAGAACCGTGCCATGCCAGCGCCGGTCACTACGGTGCCGGTGTCTGACATGGACGGTGACAAGGTAAGCAAGCTTAGCTTTGTTGGCCGTAGTTGTTCGACACCAGAGACGGTTGAGTGGGTAGCGGCGAATGTGATGGTTGAGGACGCTGTACCGGAGGATGCACCGAGCCCTGAAGCGTGGGGTATGTTGTGTTGGGCTAGGCGATCGAACACGAACGAAGCACAGTTTTGGGGCCAGATATATACAAAATTGTTGCCAAGCAGGACTAGCCTAGAAGCCGATGCACGGTATCGTGATGATGGGAGGCAATTGATGGGATTGATTGACCTCTTAGAAACGGAGATACAGAGTGATAGTGGCAAACGGGGAAATCTTCACGCATCAAGGCCCGATGAAACTAAAGATGTCGTGCAGGGAGATGATGAGGACGCCATCGCAGAATAAGCGTATGGTTGAGGCGATTAAAGCTGAGCTGATGCACAAGCTGGAGCTTAGCGAGGAAGAGTTTTGTACCGCACGAACCCGGCGTGCGATGACGGCTAGGCAACGCGTGGCCGTGATAGCGCACGAGGTACTTATAGACCACATGAGTGCAGTTGACATTGCGCGCATGCTGGGGATTCGTCGGACAACATATGTCGCGCTCAGGCAAGCGTACAAAGAGGGAACCATATACAGCCCTTGAGCTGTACGAGCTGTGCTGTGAGTGGACCCAGTGGCGTCGTTTGTCGTTTCCGAAGTGGGACAAAGAAGAGATCGAGAACGAGGCGTTTGTTATCGCTTCTGGGCTGATGCCACAGTACGACTACGAACGAGCTAGCCTGCCCAAGTTTTTGGATATCCGGCTCTACGAACCGATGAGGCGTTCTTACGCACGATCGGTTGGTATGAAGATTACGCGCAGCAAGCTGGATGACGGCTCATATGGACCGCGTGTGTTCAAGCAGATGTTCCAAGGTGTGAATGATATCGAGGATGTCAAGAGCATGGAGGATGCTTACCACAATTTCGACTATCCTTCTGACCTGCCAACTTTTCCGCCAGCTATGCGTGATTTAGTACAGTTGCTAGCACAGGGTAAGAACCAGCGGCAAGCTGCTTCTATCTTGGGCGTGACAGAGGGCATGATTAGCTTGCGTGTCAAGGACATACGCAATTACTTGCTGGAGCAACACAAGCTTGGATATTCGCACTGGTGATTAAGAGCACAAACGAATTCTACGAGCGAGTGCCCAAGGACATGCAGGACAACCTGCGTTACAGGTCCAAGGCTTTGATGCTTGCAAAGCAAGACAAGAAAAACGCAGAAGAGTTTTGGATGATGTGCTCACGTGACTTGCTGTTTTACGTGAACATGTTTTGTTGGACGTATGACCCGCGTATCGGGACCGGCAAGTTGCCGTTCATTACGTATCCGTTTCAAGACGATGCTTTGCTGGACATGAACGAAGCGATCGGAAACCATGATCTGGTCATCCGTAAGAGTCGAGATATGGGTGCGTCGTGGATGTTGCTGACCGTGTTTGAGTGGCGGTGGCATTTTCATCCGGGTCAATCATTCTTGTTGGTTAGCCGAAATGAAGATTACGTGGACAAACCGGGCAACCCCAAGAGCCTTTTTTGGAAGATAGATTTCATCCACGAACATTTACCCGGCTGGTTGAAGCCCAAGACCACTCGTACAAAGCTAAGGCTTACAAATGAGTCAAACGGTTCTACCATTGATGGAGAATCAACTACGGGGGACGTGGCGCGAGGCGACAGAAGAACTGCAATTGGCCTTGATGAGTTTGCTGCTTTTGATGTCGATGCCGGATATCGAGCGCTGGCTTCTACACGTGACGCTACTAAGTCAAGAATCTTTAACTCAACGCCTGCAGGCAGCGGAAATGCGTTCTTTGACATGGCGCACAAGAATGATACGAAGCAGCTTGTACTGCATTGGACTCTACATCCAGACAAGGCAAAGGGTCTTTACAAAGATGAGGGCGGTAAACAGCGCAGTCCGTGGTACGACGAAGAGATCAAACGATGTGCGCATCCACAAGAAATTGCACAAGAGCTAGACATTGACTTTAGTGGATCGGACTATCAGTTCTTTGACAATGAAGTGTTGACGAACATAGAGACGACGGTTTGCAAACCCCCGATGGCTGTAGGCGAGTTAGAATTCGAGCCGGACTCGCTTGCGCCAACGGGGTTTGTTGCAACACCGCGTGGTCGGTTGCATCTTTGGAGAGAGCCGGATTTTACTGGTCATATTGCAAACGACAGGATGTATGTCATTGGCGTAGATGTTGCAACTGGCACTGGGTCTAGTAACTCAGCCATGAGCGTTGCTGACGCCAGCACAGGCGAAAAGGTTGCTGAGTTTGTGTCGCCCAACGTGCGCCCAGACGAACTTGGCAAGTACGCAGTAGCGCTAGGACGTTACTTTTGCGACGCAAATGGGCGCGAAGCTTATTTAATTTGGGAAGCACCCGGACCCGGCAGGAACTTTGGAGACGTAGTTCTTGAGAACGGCTATCGGCATGTGTACTACAGGGAGAACGAAAACAAGGTTACAAAGACGCCGACACAGACACCCGGTTGGTGGCCCACAAAAGACGCAAAGCGCGCACTGTACGGCGATTACAGGCGCGCTCTGCAGTCGAAAGAGTTCATAAACTATAGCAGGCCAGCTATTAAAGAGGCCAAAGAGATCGTGTTCTCGTCAACCGGATGGGTCACACACTCACGTTCTGTTCGTAACTTTGACCCAAGTGGTGCAAGAGAGAATCATGGAGATAGGCCCACAGCAGACGCCTTGTGCTGCCGAGGTATCATTAGGAGAAAAAACACTTCTCAACCGATAGATATGGTTGAGGTGTCAGAAGGATCGTTTTTATGGCGCAGGCATGTTGCCCAACAACGCATAAGAGACAAGCAATGGTGGTAAATAATGGCATATAGCATGGATGGCGACAAGATTGACCGTCTTGCACGCGCAATTGAATACTCACGCCGGAAGATGCAGCCTTTCCGCGAGAAGAGACTGGAAGCAATCAAGCAGTATGTGGGTGGCAACTATGGGGAATATGGCCCATATGACCGCGTGCCTATCAACCTCATGGAGATGGCCCTGTCCATTTACAAGAGACAGGTCGCTGCTAGGTCGCCACAAGTAACCGTAACCAGCCAGAACCCCGAAGCTAAGCCAGTTGCTGAGAACTTTCAGCTTGCCCTGAACTTGCTGCTCAAGGAGATCAACTTTGAAGAGACACTCCAGAGGTGGGTTGTTGATGCTATGTTCGCTATGGGCGTTGTCAAGTGCGGCATTGCTCCTGAGGCTAGCTCTGAAATTATGGGTTTCACTCACGACACTGGCCAGCCGTTTGTTGACAACGTTGACCTAGACGACTTTGTTTTCGATGTGGGCGCTAAGCGCTGGGACCAGATCCAGTTTTGTGGTAATAGGTACTGCCTGCCCTACGAAGCCGTCATGGACCTCAAGATGTTCGGTAAGGACGCTGACCTGCAGCCGAGTCAGTACACCCCTTCTACTAACGAAGGCGGTGACGACCGCGTACAGACGCT